AACTCTGACGAGTCTAAATACTCTCTAGAAGGAGATCAACAGTCATGGCTAACGAAAAGATCGAAGATGTCATCAAGAAGGTAATCCTGGGCGAAGGCTTCCTTGCGGAGAACGCCGAGGAGCAGGATATCCCCGAGGGCGAGGACACCTCCGATGAGGAAGCCATCGCTGAAGAGGAAGTCTACGAGGACGCAGAAGAAATCGTAGAGGAAGAAGAACTCGAAGAAGCCAAGGACGAAGAGTCCGAGGAAGAAGAGGAAGAGGACGAAGAAGAGGAAGAAGAGGAGGACGAAGAAGAGTCCAAGGGCAAGAAGAAGATGCCCGCCTTCCTCAAGGGCAAGTTCGGAAAGAAGAAGGAAAAGATGGAAGAAGCCGCCTCCGATTACGCCAGCGACAAGATGTACAAGACTGCCAACGGCAAGACCGCGCAGATTGCAGAGCCAACTGGCGATGCCAGCGGCAAGAACATGGCTACCATCAAGGCAAAGCCATCTGCTGCCAAGGCTGAAACCAAGATTCCCGAAGTCAAGCCCACCGTGAAGGAGGACATTGCTGTTCTTCTCAGCGGTCAGGAACTCTCCGAGGACTTCAAGACTTCTGCTGCTACCCTCTTTGAGGCTCACCTGAACGAGCGCGCTCGTCAGATTGAGGAAGAGGTTCAGGAGAAGTACGAGAGCCTTCTTGAGCAGCACACCGTTGCCGTCACCGAAGAACTCGTTGAGCGCATTGACGAGTACCTGAACTATGTGGTTGAGGAGTGGATGCAGGAGAACCGCCTTGCTGTTGAGCAGGGACTCCGCACCGAGATCACCGAAAACTTCATTGGCAACCTCCGTTCGCTCTTTGCCGAGTCGTACATTGAGGTTCCCGAGGAGAAACTTGACCTATTTGAGTCCACCGTTGAGCAGGCAGAAGCCCTTGACGGCGAACTACAGAGCCAGGTTGAGAAGAACATTGAACTCTCCGAAGAGGTTGAGCAGTTGAAGTGCGAGATCGTCTTCCGAGAGATCGCGGAAGGTCTGACCGACACCGACAGCGAGAAACTTCGCCGTCTTGCCGAAGACCTTGAGTTTGATACCGTAGAGCAATTTGCCGAGAAGTTGGGTGTTCTCCGTGAGAACATCGAAACCATCGGCACTAGTGCCGAGGAAAGCACCGAAGAGGAGTCCCTTGAGGAGTCCTACGAAGAAGCCACCGAAGCGTCCCCGCTTGTCGAAGCATATGTGCGTTCGATGAGCAAAAGAGAAGAGTAATCTTCAAGTTAGTTTCTTTCAGTCTCTAGACTGTTACAAATAAGGAGTAGGAAATGGAAAACAAGTTTCTAACAGAGCAGGCTATCCGCAAGTGGAAGCCCGTTCTAGATCACAAGGATATGGCTCCAATCGTTGACGCTCACAAGCGTGCCACGATTGCCACCCTTCTTGAGAACCAGGAAAAGGCAATCAAGGAGCAGTACATTGCCGAGGCTTCGCCAACCAACGCTCTTGGTGCTGGTATGTCTCCGCTTGCTTCTGGTGGCGAAGGTGCCATCAAGGGCTACGATCCGATTCTCATTCAGTTGGTTCGCCGTGCGATGCCCAACCTGATGGCATACGACATCTGCGGCGTTCAGGCTATGTCGGCTCCGACAGGTCTGATCTTTGCAATGCGTAGCCGTTATCAGAATCAGACTGGAACCGAGGCATTCTACAACGAACCAGCCGCAAACTTTGCAGGTTCTGATGCTGTCAGTCAGAGCGGTTTCTCTGGTGGCACTGCTGGCGGCGGCGCAACAGGAACGATTGCCAACTTCGGTCCTGGAACAGGCGTTGATCCGTTCTTCGGCTATGCGGGAGCGAATGTCAATCCAACATCTGCCAGCGGTCTGACCACTGGTTCGGCTCTTCGTACAAACTTTGCTGAAGGCGAAGCACCAAACGAGATGGCATTCAGCATTGAGCGCGTTGGTGTACAGGCTGCGACCCGTATGCTTGCTGCCTCGTACAGCATTGAACTGGCTCAGGATCTCAAGGCTGTTCACGGTCTTGACGCTGAAACCGAACTCGCCAACATTCTCAGCACGGAAATCCTTGCTGAAATCAACCGCGAGGTCGTCCGCAATGTCTATCGTACAGCCAAACTCGGAGCGCAGCAGACCGATCTGTACTACAAGACGGTTGCTGGCGGTCTGAGCAGCGGTTCTCCCGCTGCTGGTGGTGGCTATGGTGGTGTCTACGATCTCATTCAGGACTCGGATGGTCGTTGGAGCGCGGAAAAGTTCCGTGGTCTAATGTTCCAGATTGAGCGTGAGTGCAATCAGATCGCCAAGGATACCCGTCGCGGCAAGGGCAACTTCATCATCTGCTCGGCAGATGTTGCTTCTGCCCTCGCAATGGGTGGCTTCCTCAACATCAGCCCCGCGCTGAATGTCAGCCTTGATGTTGATGACACTGGCAACACCTTTGCTGGTACCCTCAACGGTAAGATCAAGGTCTACATCGACCCCTATGTCGATGTTACCAGTGGAACCGCTCCCAACTTCGTCTGCGTTGGATATAAGGGAACCAGCCCGTATGACGCGGGTCTGTTCTACTGCCCCTATGTCCCGCTCCAGATGATGCGTGCGGTTGATCAGTCCACCTTCCAGCCCAAGATGGCGTTTAAGACCCGCTACGGCATGGTCGCCAACCCCTTCGCTGAGGGTACGGCTGTTGGTCTTGGTGGTCTGAAGGCTCGCAGCAATCTCTACTACCGCATCTTCCGTGTAGACAACCTCCACGGCGTTGCATCGTAATAGACTGCACTAAACCTTACGATGGGGGAGGGGGAAACCCCTCCCCTTTTCGTTTCTACATACTGTTATGGCAAACACCTTCACATTCGCGGACATCCCCGAAGATATCAAGGATCGGTATCCTGAGCGCATCAACGCGATGCTGCCCACCTACTACAGGTTCAGCATATCGCGTCTGCCGAATACGATGTACTTCTGTCAGAGTGCGTCCCTGCCTACCATCACGATGAGTGAGGTGCAGATGCCCAACCCGTTCATGCCTATCAAGGCTCCGTCCAAGATGGACTTTGACGAGTTGAGTATTTCATTCATCGTGGACGAAGAAATGAAAAACTGGCTTGAGATATTCAACTGGATGCGCTCCTCTACCAATGTGGAGGACTACGAGGAGTTCCGTGGCGCAAACACGCACACCTGTACGGCAAACCTTGTGATACTGAACAGCAGCAAGAATCCAAAAATAAATGTCACCTTTGAGGGGCTGTTCCCACGAACGCTTGGTTCCATTGATTTCAGTTCCACCGTGATTGATCCTGAGCCATTTCAATGCACCGCTACATTCGCGTACCGAAACTACAATATTGAAACCTTGTGATTCTTGGTTGACTGCCCTTCTCCGTGGTGTAGACTACGCTCACGGAGAAAAGTATGACCCTAGACGATATTCGCAAAGAACTACAGCGCGACATGGTGTTGGACGATGCGGCTCTTGACATTGAGTCGCTGAAGATTCCCCAACTCCACAGCAAGTACCTGAACTTTCTCATGGACGAGCGTTTGGCACTGAGGAAACTGGAAACAGACTACCGTGTGCTGCTCCGTGCCAAGTGGGAGTACTACACAGGCAAGATGTCGCAGGAAGAACTGACTGCGCGGGGATGGGAACCGTTTGCGCTGAAGATCCTGCGGAACGATCTTGACCTATACCTTGACTCTGATGCTGATCTGATCAAGTTGAAGCAGAAGTCCGACTTCCAAAAAGAGAAGATCGCCTTGCTTGAGGAAGTCGTGAAGGAACTGAACACCCGCCATTGGAAGATCCGCAATGCGATTGAGTGGAGGCGATTCACCAATGGACAGTGATTTTCTACAGACAGATCCCGCTAATTGGTGGATTGACAAAATGTATCTGCAAACGGCTTTCGCGGCTGCACGACACAGTGTGGATCCGCGAACTCAAGTTGGAGCGGTTCTTGTTGTTCCTTCTGTGGGAGTATTGCTGTCTGCTTGGAATCATGTGCCACCACAATTACATTCGGTTGGCTATCCGCGAACACCCGAAACGAAAAACTACTGCACAGAACACGCAGAACGAGCAGTAATATTCAAAGCATTGAAAAATGGACTGCGAACGGACGGACTCACCATGTATTGTACATGGGCTGCTTGTTCGGAATGCTCTCGTTGTATTATTGAGTTTGGGATAAAGAGAGTTGTTACTCTTTCTAGATTGGTTGATCGCACAGATGAACGGTGGAGGGATTCTATTCGCACTGGATTGGAAATGATGGAAGACGCAAGAATACAGGTTGTTGGATGGAATGGGACTCTCGGCACTAAATACAGTATACGATTTGGCGGATCCGAAATCACGGATGAGGACTTGAAGTAAATGTTTGACCTTGATGTGACCGAAGTTGATTCCGTGAATGTTCGTGTGAACTGCGACCGTGGCATCGCTCACGAACTGTCGGACTACTTCACATTCAAGGTGCCTGGCTACAAGTTCATGCCTGCATACCGTTCGCGCCTGTGGAACGGCGACATCAAACTGTATAACATCCATAGCCAACTCATATACGCTGGCTTGGTGGACTACATCAAGAAGTTCGCGGACGAGCGGCAATACACCGTTACTTTCCCTGCGAAGAACGAGATCAACATCACTCCCGATGCTGTAAGAAAATTTATGCAGGATTTCTTACAGGTTCATGTGGGTGGAAAGAAAGTGGACGCACACGAACACCAAGTGAATGCGGTTCACCATGCCATGCAGCAGGAGCGTTGCTTGCTCTTGTCTCCCACAGGCAGCGGAAAGAGCCTCATCATCTACGCGCTTTTGCGCTACTACTTGGACAAGATCCCATCGGACAAGAAGGTGCTGATCGTGGTTCCAACGGTGTCTCTCGTAGAGCAGATGCTGTCGGATTTCGCGGACTATTCTTCCGCCAACGGGTGGAGCGTGAAGAGCAACTGCCACAAGATCATGTCGGGTGAAGCAAAGAACACCGACAAGCGAGTGGTGGTATCCACTTGGCAGAGCATATACAAGCAGAGCGACAAGTGGTTTCAGCAGTTCAGTGCCGTGATCGGTGATGAGGCTCACCTGTTCAAGTCCAAGTCGCTCACCGCGATCATGTCTAAACTGAAGACCTGTCCGTATCGGATAGGAACCACGGGAACTCTTGACGGCACAAACACCCACCGCTTGGTGCTTGAGGGGCTGTTCGGTCGCGCCTACGAGGTGACGAAGACAAAAGCCCTGATGGAAAAACAGATATTGAGCGATTTGAAAATAGATTGCTTGCTGCTTTCGTATCCTGATCTAGACCGAGAATCGGTGAAACGCGCCAAGTATCAGGACGAAATCAAGTGGATCATTGGCTCACCTCGCCGCAACAAGTTCATTGCAAAAATGTGCGCGTCCCTTAAGGGCAACACCCTTGTGTTATTTCAGTTCGTTGAAGATCACGGAAAGGTGCTAAATAGTCTTGTGAGGGATTGTATTGGTGAGCATCGTAAGGTATTCTTCGTGCATGGTGGAACAGAAGCCGCCGACCGAGAGGAGATCCGTAAGATCGTGGAGAGCGAATCCGATGCCGTCATCATTGCCTCATACGGCACATTCAGCACAGGCATCTCCATTCGCCGCCTCCACAACATCATATTCGCGTCACCGTCCAAGTCCCGCATCCGCGTACTACAGAGCATTGGGCGGCAGTTGCGCGTATCACAGGACAAGACCACGGCGCGACTGTACGATCTTGGCGATGACTTGTCTTGGAAGACATGGAAGAACCATACACTTCGGCACATGAACGAAAGAATGCGTCTGTATGAAGCAGAAGGATTTGACCACAAACTCGTCAAGATACAGTTAGGAGAAGACCTATGAGAGCAAGAAAAAAGCAAGAACTCAAAGTCTTCAAACTGCGTAGCGGCGAGGAGATCATTGCAAAGGTCGCGGGAAAGACAAAGGACAAGATCCGTCTGCACCGCCCCATGCGGATACTCAACAATGTGCAGACGGATCCATACAGCGGAACCAAGCGTCATGTGATATTCTTTTCGGATTGGCTTGGCAGCACATCAGACATCACCGCCGACATTCCTCTGGACTTTGTTGTGGTGGAACTGCCTCCCGATCCCGACATGATATCGCTGTATGATCGGCAGACGGAGTTTGATGACCGTGGTGGTGCGCCACCGCAGCCAAAGCAAACCGAATCTCCGTTTGGTGAAATGAGCGAAGAAGAGGTTCAGAAACTTTCTGACAAGGTGGATCAGGAACTTGAAAGGATGCTCAAGCAGTTGGCTGAAGGCGGCTTGACGGGTGGGGAAAAGCCACCGTTTCCGCCATCGGGATTCCTGCCAGCCATCCCCGATTTCCCCCCTCCCCGCGCATCGGATGGCATCCTGTTCTCCGTAAGCATTCCGAATGAAGTGATGCAGAGTTGGGTAGAGAGCGGATTCATAGATTATCTACTGGACTCCGTTCAGGATTTCGTAAATACGGAGTTCATGGAAAACTTGATGAACGATGATGCGGACGAGATCCCGAACAAGCCGAAGAAAGCCAAGAAGAAGAACAAGCGCGAGAAGATTTCAAAGGACGAGTGGACGGAACCCACCGATGACCTGAAGAAGAAGCCCAACTACGGCAACAACCACGAAGACTGGTCGCCCTATTTGAAAGACTATTTGGATAAGCCTGAGCCTCCGAAAAATGAGGAAGAGGGTTGACACAATACCGTTCGTGATGGATAATGACCCTGTGAAAGGATTGAGATGGCAAAGAAGAAGAGTGATCACTACATAGACAATCAACAGTTTTTTGAAGAGATGCGGGCGTGGAAGACGCTTGTGAATGCAGCAGACAAAGCAGGGGAACGGCACCCTCCCGTGACGCATTACATCGGTGAGTGCTTTATGAAGATTGCGGAGAATCTATCCCGCAAGCCGAACTTCATCAACTATCCGTATCGTGACGAGATGATCTCGGACGGCATTGAAAACTGCCTGCTGTACGCATACAACTTTGATCCATCCAAGTCCAAGAACCCGTTCTCGTACTTCACGCAGATCATCTACTACGCTTTCCTTCGCCGCATTCAGAAGGAGAAGAAGCAGGCGTATATCAAACTGAAGAAGATTGAGATGAGCGATGTGGATTCGCAGATGAAGAAGTGGTTCCGTGAGAACTATCTGAAGGTGGGCGACAACTTTGAAACGCTGCCCACATTCCTCACAGAGAATGACATTGAATCGTTTGAGAAGAAGACAGGTGACACGGAAGAAGCCGCTCCCGCGAAGCAGTCCAAGCCAAAGACTGTCGTGAAGAAGGAAAAGAAGAAGCCCGCGAAGAAAGGCAAGAAGAAGTGAAGATCGCCATCGTGACTGATACGCACTTCGGTGCGCGTAATGATTCCCCTGTGTTCATGGAACACTTCATGCGGTTCTTTGACCGCGTGTTCTTTCCGCGTATCCAAGCGGATGGAATCACCACCATCATTCACATGGGCGATTTCCTTGACCGCCGCAAGTTCGTGAACTTCCTCACGCTGAACGCCGTCCGCAACGGTTTCGTGAAGCGACTTGAGGAAAGCGGTGCGGTCATGCACTGTATTCTTGGCAACCACGACATCTTCTTCAAGAACAAGAGCGAGGTGAACTCGCTTCAGGAACTGTTCTCCGACAAGTTTATCGTCCACGAAAAGCCTGTCACTCTTGACTTTGACGGACTGCCTATTGCGCTGCTGCCGTGGATCAACAAGGAGAACGAGGCGGAATGCCTGAAGTTCATCGCAGAAACTCCTGCCGACATTCTGTGCGGACATCTTGAACTGAACGGCTATCAGGTTCTGCGCGGAACTCCTTTTGACGGGGGAATGAGTCCTGAACCTTTCAAACGATTTTCCGCTGTGTATACGGGACATTTTCATACTCGCCACTCCCGCGAGAACATCCACTACTTGGGATGTCCGTACCAAATCACCATGAACGACTACGGTGACAAGAAGGGATTCCACATTCTTGACACCGAAACCCGTGAGTTGGAGTTCGTGAAGAATCCTCATACGATCTTCACGCAGATCCGCTACGATGACACCGATGCCAGCGAGACTGTTCCTCTGTCGGTAGAGGAAGAGCGCACTCGCGGCAAGTTTGTGCGTATCATCGTGGAGCAGAAGACGAAGCCGTACCTGTTTGAGAAGTTCGTAGACTCGGTATATGCTTCCGCTCCTCACGGGGTCACGATCATTGAAGACCTTCAGCCCGACCAAAACGGGGACAGCGACCTCGTTGACTTGGGTGAGGACACCATCACCATCATCAACAAGGAGATTGAAGCCCTTCAGAATATTTCCGATCCGAAGCGGCTGAAGACCCTTGTGCGTGACCTGTACGCAGAGTGCATTGCAAACGAGACTGCCAAGCCATGATTACATTCAATAAAATCCGTTGGAAGAACCTGTTGAGTACGGGAAACCTGTTCACGGAAGTGCAGTTGGACAAGCACTCCACCACACTCATCTGTGGCGAGAACGGTGCGGGCAAGACCACCATGTTGGATGCCCTCACCTTTGTGCTTTACGGCAAGCCGTTTCGAAACATCAATCTGCCGCAGATCGTGAACTCCATCAACGGCAAGGACTGCGTGGTGGAGATTGAGTTCACATCAAACGGCAGCAAGTACAAGGTTGTCCGTGGTCTTGCTCCGAAGGTGTTCACGATTGAGAAGGACGGGAAGACCGTTGAGCAGACGGCGAATGCAAAGGACTACCAAGCCATTCTTGAGGGGCAGATTCTCAAGATGAACTACAAGACTTTCTGTCAGGTGGTTATTCTTGGCTCCACGAACTATGTGCCGTTCATGCGCCTCCCTGCTGCGGATCGCCGCAACATCGTGGAGAACCTGTTGGACATTGATGTGTTCTCCAAGATGAACGAAGCCCTGAAGTCGCGGTTGCTGTCCACAAAGGAAGAACTGCGCTCCGTGGAGTCCACGATCAGCACGGTGAAGATGAAGATTGAACACAAGGCGGACATGATCAAGAAGATTGAGGAGAAGTCCGACTCACAACTGGACTCGTACAAGAAGTCCGCTGCGGAGGAACAGGAATCCCTGCAAACCCTGCTTGAGCGGAAGGCTACCCTACAGTCGGAGATTGCTGCACTCGCAGAGAGCGTTTCGTCCGTGGACAAGCAGCGCGACTCCATCTCACAGATGACTGCGCTACGCAAGCAGATGCAGGGGAATGTGCGGAAGGTTCAGGACGAGCGTACATTCTACGAGCAGAACGAGGAATGCCCTGTGTGCAAGCACGGGTTGCCTGACGATTTCCGTCAGGACATGATCGGTAAGAAGGAAGCCCGTGAAACTGAACTGGCACTCGCTCTACAGAAGATGGAGCGGATGCTTGAGGACGCGCGGACGAAACTTGACATTGCAAATGTGGTGGTGAAGCAGATAGACGACAAGCGGCAGGAGTCACACAAGACTGATTCCGCCATCAACTCGTCCAAGAAGTATCTGAAGCAGTTGCAGGAACTCGCAGAGAAGGTGCAGCGGGAGAAGGGTTCCATTCAGACCGAACGGGATGCCATCACTGCGCTGCAAGCAGAAGAGGACGCAGCAGAAGGGCAGAAGAAGGAGTTCGTTGAGGACTTGCACACGATGGAGATTGCCACCGTGCTGCTGAAGGACAGCGGCATCAAGCGCAAGATCATTCGTAAATACATTCCTGCTCTGAATAAAATCATCAACAAGTATTTGATTTCAATGGATTTCTTCGCGCAGTTCACCCTGAACGAGGACTTCAATGAAATAATCAAGAGCCGCCACCGTGACGAATTTTCATATGAAAATTTCAGCGAGGGTGAAAAATTGAGGATTGATGTTTCCCTCTTGCTTGCGTGGCGGGACATTGCTAGAATGAAGAACAGTGCCAACACGAACCTGCTCATTCTTGACGAAGTATTTGATTCCTCCCTTGATGCCGTTGGCACAGAAGAGGTAATCAAGATTCTGCAAGGCATGGGCGGGAGCAGCAACATCTTTGTGATCTCTCACAAGTCTGACCAGTTACTAGATAAGTTCCAGAACATCTTGACCTACAAGAAGGTCAACAACTTCAGCAAACTATGCTAACCATGAGTCGGAAAATTTCAAACGAACGAGCGCGAAACATTCTGTCAGGTGGAGCAGAACCCCACTACGATCCTGCCACTACCGCAGAAGACTTGGATCTAGTGTTTGAAAAATCACTGTACTGGTACCGACAGAACTTCAAACTCCCCACTGCCAAGCAGTGGGTGCGGGAATACTTGGAGCAGAACGGGCGGGACGAAGACGCGGCACTCGTCACCCGTGCAGGAAAGGAACATTTCCGATTCGTGGCTCCTTACTGCCGCATGGCTGTTCGGGGTTTTCCGTTCGGAGAGAAGCAGCAGGAACTGATCGCAAAGCACCTCGGAGAACTGCTGCAAAGCGCGAGAGCCAATGCTCCTGTGGTGGAGCGTCCAAGCGTGGCGGATCGCGTGGCAGCAAAGGCTGATGCCACCCTGTGCCTGTTGGAGCCTGTGCTTGATGACGCTATGGCTGCTGTTCGCGGCGGCAAGCGCAAGGACACATCCATCGTGGATTGGATCAAGGGTAGCGACTTGAATCGCCCCCTTGCACTTGCGGTGCGAGAGCGGTTGGACTCTGTACTTCAGGAGTTTAGTCTTGCCCATAGCGGCAAGGATCCTGACCTGAAGGAGGGATATTCCCACTTCAGCCCGAAGGCTTTGAAGTATATGATTGAAATACTGCAAGCGGCAATTCAAAATTTGGATGACCGCATCGGGGTTCTCCGTGCATCCCGCAAGCCGCGCAAGACAAAGCCCAAGAGTGCAGAAAAGCAAATAAAGGGACTGAAGTTCCTCAGCCGAAGTGAGGCTTTTGGGGTTGACTCTGCGAAGCCACAGGCTATCATTGGGTCACAAGGACTGATCGTGTTCAACACCAAGAACAACAAAGCCACCGTCTTCATCGCAGTTGAGCCGAAGAGCGGACTAGCGGTGAAGGGTTCCACTTTGGTTGGTTTTGATTCCGCGAAGTCCTTTGAGAAAACTGTGCGGAAGCCTGACGAGTTCCTGAAGAACACGGACGGATGCCGCAAGACTTTTACCGCTGCGGTGCGTTACCTCAACGGCGTGAAGACAAAGCAGGGCGAACCCACGGGTCGCATCAACAAGCACTGCCTACTGCTACAGGTGAACTAATGATTCTCGTTGACAACACACAGGTATTGATGTCATCCATCTTTGCACAGCACAGAGATGTTGCTGCCATTGATGAAGACCTTGTTCGTCACATGGTGCTGAACACCTACAGGATGTACCGCAAGAAGTTCTTCCGCGAGTACGGAGAACTTGTGATCTGCGAGGATGGCGGTGCATCTTGGCGGCGGGATTTCTTCCCGCTCTACAAGGCAAAGCGAAGGGCAGACCGCAAGGAGAATCCCGAGCAGTGGGAGCGGTTCTATGACATCATCAACCGCATCCGCGCCGAAGTCGCGGAAATCTTTCCGTACAGGAATATGCTTGTGCAGGGATGCGAAGCGGACGATATCATTGCATTCCTCGCAAAGCGGTACGCTCCAACGGAAAAGGTTCTGATCCTGAGCGGAGACAAGGATTTTGGTCAGTTGCAGATCCATCCGAATGTCGTGCAGTACTCTCCCTTGCTGAAGAAATTCGTGGAGGTTGATGCACCGCAGCAGTTCCTGCTTGAACACATTGTTCGCGGTGATTCGTCTGACGGAGTTCCAAATATTCTGTCCGATGATGACTGCTTCATGGCAGAGGACAAGCGACAGAAGCCAGTCACGCAGAAGCGCATGGACGAAATTCTGAAGGAATACGCGGACACAGGCAAGGTGTCTGACAAGTACGCAGCAAACTGGAACAGGAACAGCACCCTGATCAATCTGCTGAATATTCCACACGAATACGAATCAAAGATTGAATCGGAGTGGAATAAGCCGTTTACACCCTCTCGCGCCAAGATTCTGAACTACATGATAGAGAAGGGACTACGCAACCTGATTGAGGACATTGGAGATTTCTAATGCAAGACCGCATGGACTACGACAGCCGTGACCCCGCCGCGAAGAAGGCTCGCAAGAGCGTGGAGAGCAAGCACAAGAGCCGCCGCCGCCACGATGAGAAGGAACATCTGAAGCGTTTTATGGACGATTACAATGCAGGAAAGCGAGACTTTGATTATGACGAGTACGAAGACAATGACTAATACCATCACCATCTCAAAGCGGACTCTTGAAATCCTCAAGAACTTCGCATCCATCAACTCTGGCATCATCGTGAACGAGGGCAATACCCTGAACACGCTGTCGTCCACGAAGAACATTCTCGCGGAAGCCAAGGTTGGCGAGACTTTCACGAAGTCGTTTGCCATTTGGGACTTGAACAAGTTCCTTGGCACCGTGAGCCTGTTCAAGGATCCCGAGTTCGTGTTTGAGGAGAACTACATCACGGTAAAGAGCGGTAAGTCAAGTGTGCGGTACTACTACTGCGACCCGAAGTTGGTGACTTCTACAAGCAAGAAGATCGCCATGCCGTCCCCCGTGGTGCAGTTTGATCTCACGGCAAAGGATTTCGCGGACATCATCAAGGCAGCGTCCGTGCTTCAGGTTGGACACCTGTGCGTTCGCTCGTCTGCTGACGGTTCCAAGATTGAACTTGCCGCCACGGACAAGGGCGATGTGACCTCCAACTTCTATTCGCTTGCGGTGGGAGACAACACTTCAGGAGCCACATTTGAGTTCATCTTTGATGTAGACAACCTGAAGATCCTGCCTGGCGACTATACCGTTGCCATTTCGGAGAAGGTTGTTTCGTCCTTCTCCAACAAGAATGAACCGCTGACCTATTGGATTGCTCTGAACGCCGACTCTACCTACGAGGCTTGATTCGTGACTACAACTGAAACCGTGAAGGGTCTTTGGGTTGAGAAGTACCGCCCACAGACCGTGGAAGACTGCATTTTGCCAACGGAAACGCATGAGAGTTTCATGCGGATGGTTGAACGGGGAGAACCACAGAACCTCCTGTTGTCGGGAGGACCAGGCTGTGGCAAGACCTCCGTGGCGAAGGCACTCTGCAATGATCTTGGTTGTGACACCATGATCATCAACTGCTCCGAGGATGGCAACATTGACACCCTCCGCACGAAGATTCGCAGTTTCGCTTCCACAGTGTCCTTGACCGATGGGGTCAAGAAGGTCGTGATCTTGGACGAGTTTGACTATTCAAACGCACAGTCCACTCAACCCGCCCTTCGCGGTTTCATTGAAGAGTTTGCGGACAACTGCCGCTTCATCCTGACTTGCAACTTCAAGAACAGGGTGATTGAGCCGCTGCACTCCCGATGCACCTGCATTGACTTCCGCATTCCGTCCAAGGAGAAGCCTGCTCTCGCGGTGAAGTTCCTGAAGCGGGCAGCGGAAATCCTTGAGGCGGAAGGTGTGCAGTACGATGAGAAGGTGGTAGCCCAACTCATTATGAAGTACTTCCCCGACTTCCGCCGCACCCTGAACGAGTTGCAGCGGTACGCCGCGAACGGCAAGATTGATGTGGGTATCCTGAACAGCGTGGGTGATGTCGCTGTGAAGGAGTTGATCAAGCACATGAAGTCAAAGGATTTCGGTGCTGTCCGCAAGTGGGTGGTGGAGAACTTGGACAACGATCAGACTCGCATCTTCCGTGCGATCTACGACAGCCTGTACGAGACTGCGGAGCCTGGCTCCATTCCTCAAGCCATTCTTGTGCTTGGCGACTATCAGTACAAGGCAGCGTTTGCAGCCGACCATGAGATCAATCTGACGGCGTGTCTTGTGCAGTTGATGATGGAGGTGAAGTTCAAGTGAGCCACCAACTGACTGATTATTTGAATGCCATCAATGTGAACAAGGAACCGCTCTTGGACGAGAGCGAGTCGTACACGAAGCAGTCGTATCCCCCGTTCGTGGTGACGCGCTGCTTGTCGTATTTCCCCGACACGCTGTTTGCCGCGAACGAGATGAACATCCGCCCCCACTTGGATTCAAAAATGCACTTTGACTTCCTGCGGGGTGCGGTGCGTCCTCGCAAGCGGTTCTCCAAGTGGCTGAAGCGGGAGGAAGACACCCGTGTGGCGGCTCTGGTGGAGTACTACGGCATTTCCACGCGGAAGGCACGGGAAGCCCTGTCCGTGCTGTCTGAAGAGGATGTGGAGGAGATCCTAGCGGCTGTGGACAAGGGTGGAAAGCGGCGTTAATCTAAATAGTTCCGTGTCTGTTCAATATTTGGGAGTGAACGCAACATGGAACAAAACGAACGCTATATCGACCTTGAGACAACCGATCTCCTTGAGGTCACGCTACAGAAACCTGATGACTTCTTGAAAGTCCGTGAAACACTTACGCGCATTGGCGTATCGTCCCGAGCCGAAAAGAAGTTGTGGCAATCATGCCATATCCTCCATAAGAAGGGCAAGTACTATATTGTCCACTTCAAGGAGATGTTTGCGCTTGATGATCTACCAACCTCCATCAACACCGAAGACACGGGACGGCGTAACACCATCGCGTGTCTGCTTGAGGAGTGGGGACTGGTCAAGATCGTGGACAAGACAAAGATCGTGGACAAGGTTCCGCTGAACAAAATAAAGATCCTGCCCTTCAAAGAGAAGGGCGAGTGGGAATTGTGTCCTAAATACCATATAGGGCGGTCAAAGAAGACCATGAAGCCCGAAGAGTGAACAACGGAGATTTATAATGAACCTAGTGATCAAGTTCCCTACCCGCAATCGCCCCGACAAGTTCAAGGCTGTGTTCACGCGCTATCTTACCTTCCTTAGCGGACGGCACGATGTGCGTTTCATCATCACGATGGACGAAGACGACCTCACCATGAACAATCCCGAGATGCAGCAGTGGCTAGCCACTCGCGCACAGAACGCACAGATTGAGTGCTTCTACGGGAACTCCAAGAGCAAGATTGAAGCCTGCAATGCGAACCTAGAGGGCGTGGACGGCGATGTACTGCTGCTTGCGTCCGATGACATGGTTCCCGTGCAGATGGGTTACGATGACATCATTGCGAAGTGCTACGAGCAGGCTTTCCCTGACTACGATGGCGCAATCAAGTTCTGGGATGGACTACGCCCAAAGGAAGACCTGCTGATGACCCTGACGGTCATGGGCTTCCCGCTGTACAAGCGGTTCGGATACATCTACAATCCCGAATACAAGTCCGTGTACTGCGACAACGAGCAGACACAGGTTTGCGCTGCGCTGAACAAACTGCGCCGTTGCGATCTGTGCATTATTCAGCACCAGTGGACGAATGAACCGTTTGACACACTCCACGCCCGTAACGAAAACGCGGAGATGTACGGTGTGGACGGTGAAACCTTTAAGCGCAGAGCCGCAAACAAGTTTGACATGGAGGCAATGTTCAATGTCGCAAATGCTTGAACACTACTGGCAAGATTCTATTTTTGAAGAGGGATACTTCACATATCCCAATCTTTATTCATATATTGTTCAACGGTTTCCTACCAACTCCCACTTTGTTGAAGTCGGTTGTTGGAAAGGTCGATCTGCTGCTTATATGGCGGTGGAGATAAACAATTCCGAAAAGACTATTAGGTTTGATTGCATAGACACATGGAACGGAAGTGTCACTGAGGACGGTCATCAAAATGATCAGTTCGTAAAATCTGGCACACTATACGATAAGTTCATGTCAAATACCGAACGAGTAAAGCATATTATAACTCCCATTCGAGGAGATTCGGTTTCTGTTGCGAGTCAATATGCAGATGATTCTCTTGATTTCGTCTTCATCGACGGCGATCACCGTTATGAGTGTGTGAAAGCAGATATCGAAGCGTGGTTGCCAAAGATGAAGTCAGGAAGCATATTGGCTGGTCACGATTACGGATGGTGCGAAGATGTCCGTAGAGCAGTCCATGAAGTTTTGGGAGAAGGTACAGATTCATACACAGATCGTTATGGAATAGGTTACAAGTCATACGATGATCCTTGGGGCGAAGGCTGCTGGATCATAAACATTGATTAAGGAAACATCATGCCAGTATCAGCAAGTGAAATCAAGTTCAGCATTCTTATTCTGTCTATCCCGTCCCGCTTTGAGTCGCTAAAGGCGGCGGTCAACCATCTACAGGAACAAGCCGATGCCACGGGACAAGGCAAGTCGGTTGAGATTCTTGTACTGCTTGACAACAAGTCCAAGAGCATTTCCGAGAAGCGCAATGACCTTCTGCAAATGGCGCGGGGCAAGTATATTGCGTTCTTGGATGACGATGATGCGGTCAGTAAGGACTATATGAGCGCGATCCTGAAGGCTATTGACGAGAACGATGTGGACTGCATCTCGTTCAATCAGTGGTGCAGCATCAACGGCGAACCGATGGATGTGGAGTTTGGCATCGGCAATCCTCACGGACAGTTGTGGCGTGACGAGGACGGCTTCCTTGGCGACATCAAGCGTCCCCCGTATCATATGTGCGTGTGGCGGCGAGATATCGCGGTGAGCGAGGCTTTCAATCCTGTGTATGGAGCCAACGGTCAGTCTTCCGAAGACATTGATTGGCTCATGCGTCTGTATCCAAAGATTCAGACCGAGCATCATATTCCTGATGCCCTGCACGGCTATATCTACAACTCAAAGACCACGGAATCGCTTGTTCCAC